TGATAAATGAACGCTTTAACTGGTTTGCAGTTGAGCATGTTCATATTCTCTTGCACAGGATCTCTCGGTTTCTGGTCTTCCGCGTTTGGCACCAGCTTGCCAATATTCTTAATGCCTAAGACCTCCAACATCTGGCGGTTTAGCTCTACCAAGTCATATATCTGCGGATTGGCCTGCGCCATCTGCATGACAGCCTGATATTGGACAACCTTCTGCGCCATAGTTGCGGCATTAGGATCAGAGACTGGAATTACATCCACTTTGTCGTAGTCAGATTTCTTAGCACGACGCGAACCTTCTACCGGCTCGTAGTCATACTCGTCCGGCGTGTAGTCAGCAATTATTTCCTTCAACAACTTCAGCTCTTGCTTCATCGCGTAGTGAACACGCGCCTGAACTGCTGACATTACCTTGAGTGTTCTCTCCAAAATAGCCAGTGTTGTACCAACTGGTGAATTGGACGACATATCTGCAATCTTTAAATCTGCCGCGCCAGCAAACCGTCGGCCTTCTTCGACGATTTGGTTCATCAACGCTAAGAGGACTTGGCTTGGCTCTTTATAGGGGAGGGGGAGGATGTTGTCTCTAATGGTTCCAGACGCGACGTCCACATCGCGGAACTCGCCGGGAGAAATTGGAGTGTCATCTCCCTTGACCCGCATTCCCTTAGTCTTGAGACCCCCAGGAAGGTTCGATAAAGTGCCAGCATCAACAAGCTGCCTAATAATAGAAGTACCAGACTTAGCAAAAGCACCAATAAGATGGATAAGGCCAAAGGCATAGAAGCCAAAGCCTGGTATATATGGGTAGTGAACAAAGTGATTCCTCTTCTGGCAGGTTTCATCATCAGGATGCCAGTTCCTTTTGATAGCTAAAATCTCTTGAGAAGTTTTTTCGATAGTTACAATGTATGGAAGACCAATACCAGTCTTCTTGCCCTTCTCGTCTTTGTCTTCATAGCCTGGCAGATCAAGATATACCTGCATCTCCAGTAATTTGTACCTATCGTCCGACGTAGCACGGAAGCCCATGCGCTCCGCAATCTTCTTCTCTACATCGTCTAGCGTATTCTGCGGCTCCGGCAGGTCTATATCCTTATAGAAGCCAGCAACCATCAACCTGCGCAGTTCATTCTTGGTTTTGCGCATGACATGGGTCATACGGTTAGCTGTTTCCAAGTTAGATGCGCCATAAGGAACGACTACATCTTCGGCTGGGATGAACAAAGCTACCTGTCTATTAAGACTAGGATCAAAGTAGACCTTCTTAAACGCATTTCCTGACAGACCTAGACCCCATGCCATACGTTCGTGTTCTGGACGATACTCAACCATGACTTCGGTAAGCTGATAGTTCATGTCGTCTTGCACACGTTCAGCAGCGTCTTTCTTTTCAGGTGTTTCCTTACCAATAATCTTAGTTTTAACTGGCCCCGCAGCTGGGAATGTCTCCATAATCGTCTCGGCTTGGAATTTGACAAGAGCCTCAGATAACAACGGATGATAAACGCCACATGCACCTTCCCATGGTTCTGATCGTTCTTCAATTTTCATCCCCAATAGTTCTAAACCGTCCACGTAGGTCTGCATCCAGTCCTTGCGGGCGTCGATATCGTCATCAAAGTCAGACAACAAGTCACCAGCCAGCTCTTGAAGCTCATTGTCTTCCATTAACTCCGCGAGGTTGACGTTAAAATCATCGTCTTCTTCCTTACCTGGCTCGATCTCAATCTCTAAGTCCCCAAGTCCTATAGATACAGACTCTGGATCTTCAATCTCAATCTCAATATCTGGTTCGGCTTCAGTGCTACCCATGCCCAAAGGTGCCTGATAGAGAGATTTGTCAAAATTTGTCGCCATGATAGTCCTTAGTAGTAAACGCGCTTACGACGGAATTCGATTGGATCGTCTTCTTCGTCGGAATTAAGCCGCAAAAATCCGCCCTGCCGAAATCGCATCAATGCTTGTACGGAACTATCCACCAAGTCATCGTGTTCTGCGTTCGGAAACCTTGCCATCTCCTCGATAACCTCGTCTGCCCACCGAGTCTCAGGTGCCCACACTTTACCGGATGAGAATAAGTCCGTCACGCTGTTCAATCGAACGAACTTATCGTTACCTCGCGTCGGCGTATAGTCCTGAACGTACACACCCATGCGTCTTAACTCAAATATCAACTGCGCACCAGCTGCTTTTGCCTCAATAATGCAGGCATCAGGCTGCCATTCGTCGTACATTTCCTTCGCTTTTTGCTTTAACTCGGGAAATTCCAGCTTATCCTTCCACGAATCGAGCAAAATGATGTTCACATCGCTCTCATTCTCGTCTTTGTGGAACACACCCCATGTTGTACACGCAGAATAGTCAGCCCGCTGACTCTTTGTGAACGCAGTATCCCAACTTTGGATGATAAATTCACACGCAGGCGCTCTATCTGACTCCCAACGCTTCCACCAATCCCGTTTAACAAGCGCACCTTCTTCGCCTGTAGGCTGTTGTTGGTACTGGGCGTTCCATTTATAAGGAGGCAGTTCTTCTTTTAACGCTTCTAGTTCAACCAGAGGCCAGAATTCAGGCCACAGACTGTTCCCAGATGGAAGAATTGCCGGTAGTTCTATAACTTCCCAGTCGGTTGCGTCGCTCTTTAAGACCTTACCGGTTAGATCTTTATCCGACCAGCGGGTCATAACGATAATAATTGCACCACCTGGCTGCAAACGCTGACGCGGGCCAGAGGTATACCACTCGTAGACATTATCAAAGACGCCCGGATCACCTTGCGCCAGCTTGGCTTCTTGTTCAGAATGAGGATCGTCTATTATTAGAAGATCAGCACCCTTACCAGTAACAGTACCGCCAACACCGATAGCAAAATAATCCCCACCGTGGCTAGTAGCCCAACGCCCCGCCGCCTTGGAATCCGCACGGAGACCGACGCCTGGGAAGATTTTTGCATATTGGTCACTATCAACTAAGTTCCTAACCTTCCTACCAAACCCGACAGCTAGTTCAGCCGTGTTAGATGTTTGGATAACCTTCTTGTCTGGGTACTTCCCTAAGAACCAGCTCGGTAGCAAGAAGCTGGCAAACTCAGATTTGGTATGACGCGGCGGCATGTTGATGATCAGTCGCTTTAACTTCCCAGCAGCTATCTCTTCAAACTTCTTAGCCATCAAGGCATGGTGTCTGCCATGGATAAACCCAGGCCACATTTCATGCACGAACGCCATAAACGACTTCTGCGCTTTCTCCCGCGTGACAGCATCCTTATACTGGCTTACCTGCTCCAGTAATTTCTCCTGCTCGTTAGCAGGTAACTTACTTATCAGTTCAGATAAATCCATTAATACGCCCAGCTCACAAAGCTAAACCTATCTCCACTCTTAATCTTTCTTACCTCGTGCGGGTACAAGAAGTTAGAAGGGAAAACCATAATTGAGCCAGCAGGTAGTTCCATAACCTCATCTTCCCAAAATATCAGCTCGCCGCCTTCGTACTCATTATTCAACGCGCCCAGAATACTTAACGTCGGCACCCCAGACTTGCCGCCTTCAAACATACTGTGGATATGGTCGCAGTGCAGCTTCATCTCCTGCCCGACCTCATACTTGTTAAACCGCACAGAAGAAAACCCACTCCATGAGTTAAACCACGCAAGCTGGCAGTCCTGCATATAACTATGCAAGCACCCCCAAACGGTGTCCATAATCTTCTGCTTAAACCCAAACTCATCCCAGCTAACACTTAAATCCGTATCGTAGCTACTGTTCTTGCCAGTAGTTGGATTGTGGTAAGCATGTTTATGCCACTCCGCCGCGCGCAGTTCCTCCACAGTCTTGGCGCAGAACTCAGCATCCAGCCTGTCATACACCTTCACATACGACTTTAAGTTTCTGTCCACGGACTATTAGCCTCTTGTCTCTGTCTTACTATCGACAACGATTCCTGCCTGATAGTCTTATCTAATCGGTTTTGTATTTTCGATAGCGTAGGGTAAATACTCACAGGCCGATAATACTTCCGCCCGCCATGCTGATCCTTATACATGGTGTAGAGTAAAGTAAAGGCTTCTAGTAATAGCTTCTCGTCTTTATTCACGCCAAGTCTCCAGCTTAAACTCCTTTTCCGCCGCCTCAGAATAACTAACCCGCAGCCGGAT